ATGTATATAGAAACTAAAGTTGCGGCTTTAATTTTTGGCGTAAGAGTAAATACGCTAAAAAGTGCTGTTTGTAGAAAATCAGACAGATATGACTATATAAAAATACAAACAAACGCTAGAAGCTATGGTGGCATAAAACTACTTTTCAAGGTAAGCGTCGGCGAACTAAAAGTAGCACTAAAATCAAGAACAATAGATGCGGATATAAACATATGGCAGCTAGAAGAAAACGAATGGGTAGTAGGTAAATTTGGTGATTTATTGGAAGGAGATAGTAATGAATATATCAGCGATACTAGAACTAACAGAACATTTGAAAAGCAAGGGCTACAAGGTGGCAGTCTTTGCAGACAATGGCAAGGTAAGTATCAAGGCAGTAAAGCTTGGCAAGAGAAGCCTACAAAACAGACGAACCTTGTCGCAAAAAGCCATAAAGGTAGCGTAAATGATGAAAAATATAATAAGACTTTGCTTTTTGCGCAAGAAGAGAGCCTGGATAAAAGCAGCCAAAGCAACACTACAGGAACTATAAATGATAAAGAAAATAAAGCAAATTTGGAAGAGATACGAAACCCACATATATCTAGCGGCAAACGTGATAATGCTGATGATTGCGTGGACAAGTTTCAAAGCAATGATATGATTTTGCAAATTACCGGTCAAAACAAAAAGGCCGGTGAAATAAATCTATTTTCAATAAACGAAAAGCAAAAAGAGAAGATGAAAGAACTAACTAGAATAGTCCTTGACTGGGAAGAAGCCAAAGATAAAGGCGTGAGTTGTGAAAAGTTTTGCCAAATGGTAGGAATAAGCAGAGCAAAACTTTTTAGAGCCCAAAAAGCCTATAAAGAAAAAGGAGCTAAAGCTCTAGTAGATAAGCGAGGACTACATAAAAAAGATGCTACAAAACTAGAAGGTTGGATGCAAGAACTCGCCCTTGAAAAATACAGAGCTTACGCAGCTGGTGGGCTAAATTTGGAGCAGATAACTGAAGACTTGCACTTCGAGGCAAGCAAGCGTGGAATGATAGATTTTTCTTCATTTATCGCAGGAACTTTTACGCCGCTTTTTACGCCCGGCGTTGTAAAGCGTTTTCTTGATAAATACTTTGAAAACAATAAGCTTGAGCAAATTTGCGCAACCAAAGGCTATGATAAGGCTAAAAGCTACTTTCAACCTGCTCTTGGTAGTCATAGAAAAGTAGTCACTCATAAAAATGAGAGATGGCAAATAGACTCTACTAAACTTGATGTGTTTGTAAGGGACGATGAGACTATGGAAGCTTTCCGCCCTGAAGCACTTCAAATAGTAGATATGTATAGCGGTAGAAAAGTTGCTGTGCTAACTAGACAAGGAAATAGCTTTGAGCTTGTGCGTCTAATATGGAAAGCGTTTGAAACTTTTGGAAAGCCTGAGTTTATAAAAGGCGATAACGGAAAAGACTATCTAAGTGAGCGTTTTCAAAGCTTGCTTGATGGACTTGGTATCAAATACGATAGAGCCATAGCATACGCTGGAGAGAAAAAAGGCATGGTTGAAAGAAGCTTTGGAGTGATCCAAGGTGCTGGACTAAGCCACGTAAGTGGATATGTCGGAAACCTAGCTAAAAGACCGGCCATTGAAGAGAGCCTAGCAGAGAAGAAAGATCGCCACGCTAAAGATGAATATGGATATGATAAAGCCACAAATCACAAACATCTATACACTTTCTCACAGTTCAAAAAGATATATGAAACAGAGATTATGAAATGGGATCTAATGAGTGGAAGAAGAAGAAAAGGAAAAGCAAGTCCATTGCAAATTTGGAATAGCGATGAAACGCCTATAACAAGAGTTGCATACACTGAATATCTGCTTCATGCAGGAGTGGGATATGAAAGAAGTGTAAATAAAGAAGGCATATACCTAAATGGCTTCATATATACTAGCCAGAATCTTCCAAGCGTAAGAACCAAGGTAATAGTAAAAGAGAATATTGATGATATAAGCACTGTATTTGTGTATAGCATGGATGGTGAGTTTATTTGTATGGCCAAAGATAAAGAGCTTGCACCTCTTGCTATAGAGTCGCTAAGCCTAGTAAATGCTGCATTTAATAGAAGTAAGCGTAAGGTAAAGAAAATAATAGAAAGTGCAAGGCTAAGCGAATTTACCAAACGTGACGCACAGTATGACTATGAGATTATGAAAAAAGCCCACATAGATACTCTTAAAACCCAGAACGAGATATTTGAAAGCGGAAGCAAAATAGCAAAAGTTGCAAAAGAAAGCTTAAAAATAGAAGTTTTAAAAAGTACGAATGGAGACTACAACCGTTACAACTTTACAACTATGAAAAAAGAGTCTAAAAAAATAAAAGGATATGATGAAATGCTATTAGCTAAAAAATGCATTTAAAAAATGGCGTTAAACACGGTTTAAACAGTGTTTAAAAGGTTTTTTAAAATCTTTTACAGAGTGTTTAAAGCTAGGTTTAGCCAGCCATGCTGATGCTAGTAAATTTAGGGCGTAAATATGCTTGAAACTCTAAACAAAACACATGATTTTTAACTTATTACTGTTATTTTTATGAAAATTTGAAATGGAATAATAAAAGATTATCCTATTCCAAATTTTCACCGGCTTTTGTAGCTTTGCTTTTATTTTTCGCTAGACCGCCAAGTCCTGCGACTTGTCTGTTGTCTAGCTCATCTACAAGATAAAAAGCCTTTTGTGAAAATTTTCCAAAAGGGTTAAAAATATCCAAAAAATAAAAAAAGGACAAAAAATGCAAAATTTAAAAGAAAAAACACTAAAACACCTAGCAAATAGTGGGCTAAGCCAAAACATATTCGCTAAACAAATAGGAGTTCATCCTTCATATTTGAGCAGCTATCTAAGTGACGCTGCAGGTTTCAAGTATAAGGATAAAGTAGAAAAAACTTTGAGCTCATATTTTGAGAATAAAATAGATAAAAAAGAGCCTAATGCTTTGGAATTGCCTTTCATATATACTAAAGATGCAAAAAGCATATATAGCCTAGTTGCATTTGCTATAGAAGATAGGGATATGGCGATCATTATAGGCGAAGCTGGAACAGGAAAGAGTAGGACTGTAAAAGAATTTAGCTCAAAACATCCTGAGGTAATACTAATAGAAGCTACTATAAACACAAACTCAAGAAGTTTATTTGCTATCATCGCAAATGCTTTAAATTTAGCTCCTAGCAAAAGCATAGATGAAACAATAAGAAGGTGCGCAGAATACCTGAATAGAGTTGAAAAAACTATCATAATTGACGAGAGCGAACACTTGCCTTACAGGGCTCTTGAGGGCGTAAGAAGGCTTTACGATCTAAGCCAAAAAACGCCTCTGATTCTTGTAGGAACTAGAAAGTTATACTCAAACCTCACTGGTGGAAAAAATAGAAACCTAGAGTATCAGCAGTTAAGCAGCCGAGTTGGTGGTAAATTCCAAGCAAATGGGCTGGTGTATAGAGTAGAAAGAGAGAACGGAAAATTAGAGACAAATGATGCTGATTTAAGAAAAGTTTGCGAGTATTTTGGTGTATCAAATTCATCTCTGGTAAATCTAATAGCTACTCTGAGTAGAGGTAATTTCAGAAAAACAGAAAAGCTTCTAAGACGTAGCGCAAGGCTAGCCGAATTTAATGACTGTGAGCTAAGCGAAGAGATAATAAAAGAAGCTACAAAAATGCTACTGCTATAAATACTGAGCAAAGCCGCCTTGCAAGCGGCTTGACTGAGTATTTACTCAAAAAAAATAAAGGATTTTCTATGAAAACAATTTTTGTCGCAAACCACACGCCCTCAAAAGAGCTTTCTAGCGCAATCATTCCAAAAAACATTGCTCTTTGGGCTCAAATACCGCAAAAAGGCTTGGTAGAACACTTAGAACCGCTGATAAAAGAGCTAGCAGATCTATGCAATGCCGATGAAGAAGTGCAACTAGTAATAGCAGGTGAACCAAGAGCAACTTGCTTTTTGGTCAGGCTTTTTAATGAAAATTGGGAGAGAGGAAATGTATCTTGCTACACTACTTTTTCGCAAAGAAAAAGCGTGGATGAGACTATGCCAGACGGTAGCGTAAAAAAGACTTCCATATTTGAGTATATGGGACTCGTTCCTTTCATATAGACTTTTATCGCGGACTTGAGTCAAGTCCGCGATAAAAAACCTATATAAATTTAAAAGGAGAAAAATGAAAAAGACGATGAGACTAGTTTATGTGGCGTCTCCGTACGCCTCTATAAGCTCTGCAAGAGATGAAAATCAAAGAAGAGTGTACGCGAAAAAAATAGCAGTAAGTGCGTGCAAAAAGATTGTAAAAGCAGGATATGAGCCTATAAGCCCTGTATTGGCGTTTTGCGATATATTCGACGAAAAAACAGACAGAGAAAAAGTTATGAAAGCTTGCTTAGAACTGTTATCTGATTGCTCTTACATATATTTTGCAAATAGCGTATATAGCAAAAACTCCTCTGGTATGAAAATGGAAAAAAGATATGCCAGAGAGCTTGGTATCGTGGAGCTTGAGCTTGAGCAAAAGAATAAAAAAGAGGAGTGGTAATGGCAAAAATAGATGAAAGAGGTTTTTGGATTGATAAAACTGGCAAGAGTGTTCACAAAGATTTGATCACGCCGGATAAGGCGCTTTGCGATGAGCTAGTTGAGAGAATAATTGCTGGAGCAAAGCAAAAAAGTGATGAGCTAAAAGAGTTTAAAAAAGAGACAAGCCAGCAAATAGATAGTTTCTTTGAGCTCCTGCTCCAAAACTACGGTATAGATCCAAAAAATAAGAGCAAAAAAGGCAATCTTGCCTTAGAAAACTTCAGTGGCACGGCTAAGATCCAGCTTTCAGTGGCAGAGACACTTACTTTCGATGAGAAGCTGCAAATAGCTAAGATCAAGCTTGATGAGTATTTAAATGACATAACAAAAAACGCAGATCCAGTTATAAGAACGCTGATCACAAAGGCGTTTGAAGTTGATAAAAAAGGAAATATCGACAGCAAAAAGATCTTTGCACTAAAAAGCTACGATATAAAAGACCCAAGGTGGCTTGAAGCTATGGATATCATCGAGGAGAGTAAAACAGTAAGTAGTATAAAGCCGTATATTCGTTTTTATACTAGAAATTCTATAGAAAACGAATACGCTATGATCAGCTTGGACATTGCTAGCATATAAGATTTATAGAGTGGTTTTTGGACTACTCTATTAAGTCTTATTTTAAGGAAAAAAATGACAACCAGAGATAGACAAGCAAAAAACTTATCAAATTTGACTGAGATTTTAATGGATCTTAATGAAATGATCGAAGATTTAAAAGAAGCTTTGGACGCAGAGGATAACGAGGAGCTATATAATAGAGCCGATACCTTAGTTGAGCACTACATAAAGACAAAGAGAAAATTTAATTTATACTAATTTACAAAGCCTTTAAATGCTATTTTAATGTTTTTAAGGAGATAGATGCATACACTAAATTTATTGCCTAATATAAAGCTAAAAACAGATAGATATGCACTTGGTATGGGACTTGCACGTGCTGGATTAAAAGAGAGTTTGCACAAATTTATAAAAAATGTGATATGCGAGGACGAGAGATTAACCATAGTTTTTACACACAATGTGGCAAAATTTGAATTTGAGCAAAGCAAAGAACAGTTTTTGGAGTCTGCGAGAGTTTATTACAAAGCACACGCCAAAGAGTTTTTACATTTAAACTTTGTACCAAAACGAATAGAAGCAAAAGTGATTTATGGGAAAGAGGAGTATATATTTGACCCACTCTCGGTTCCAACTGAGCTTAATCAGCCAAAGAAAAAGGCAACGCCTGACTTTGAAAATAGAGCAACAAATCCAGCCGTGTGGGCAGGATTTGAGCGTCTGAGAGAAATAATCAAAAGCAAGGATAAACAGCGTGATATTTAATATCTTAAAAAATAATGAACTAAAACATGATAGCTTTAATATAAGCACTGAATTTTTAATAGATGGCTTTTTGCCTAAGCAGCTAATTACACTCATTTACGCTGATGGAGGAATGGGTAAAAGTGCTCTAGCTCAGGCGGTGTCAAAGAAACTTGCTAATAGCAATATAAATTGCTTCACGATCGATCTTGATAATCCCATGAATGTGCTTGAGAGTAGAAACATACCGCAGTTTATAGAGCAAATTTCAAATTTTCACTACATAAGCCGTGCGAGCCTAGATATAGGAGCGAGCGAGCTTCTTGAAACATTTAACAAAGATAGCTTTGGAGGCAACTACAAAGACTGTCTTTTTATTTTTGATAGCCTTGTAAATTTCGTCGATGTTCACAATGAAGCAAAGACTGCATATGCATTTGAGATATTCAAAAATATGCGCGAAGCAGGAGCTACGATACTGCTTTTACATCACTCAAACAAAGACGGTAAAAACTATCAAGGTGTAAATACTATCAGAAATGCAATAGACTGCATGTATCAACTTTCTAAAAGACCTTCAAGCAATGATAAGCTTAATTTCTTACTTGAAGTAAAAAAAGAGCGCGCAGGTATAAAAGATAGAGCATACAGCGTAAAGCTTGAAAGCTTTGAACTAAAAGATATGGATGAGACCACGGCTAGAATGAGTGAGCTAGAAATCAGCTTTGTCACAAAAGCCAAAAAGGTCTTAGCCTCTACTTCTATCATACAAATGCAGCTTCTTGCAGAGCTTGGATATGAGAAAGATGACAAGACTGCTCGCGATATTTTAGATAAATTTGATGGAAAGTTTTGGAGCTCACAAAAGCAAGGTAAGTTTAAAATTTATAGTTGTCTATGAGTTTGATACAACTGTTACAACTATGCCTAAAACTTTTATGAGCCAAGCTCATAAAAAAAGGCTTTAGTATTTGGTTCTTTAGTGGCGACTTGTTGCCACGCTAAAAGAACATAAAAATAGGAGATAAATCATGACGAAGACAGACATTGAAGCTCTAAAAAAAGATTATATAAAGCTAATCCAAACGCTAAAAACAAGTAAATTTCCTGATGACGATAGCAGGTATATGTATATGCAAGAAAACTTTGGCAAAACAAGTCTAAGAGATATGAGTATAGATGAGCTACGCATAATGCTTGATTTTCTAGGTGGCAAGGTGTGGCATAGATATCAAAGCAAAAAGGGGTGCCACACTAGTGGCTTAGCTGCTAAGGACAATACACGTGAAAAAGCCACTAAAAAACAGATAATAATGATGGGTGAGATTTGGAAAGAAGTAGCAAGAAATAAGACTGGTTTAGCATTAAGGAACTTTGTAGCTAGAGTTTGTAAAAGAAGTGCGCCTTTGCACCTAGAATATCTGAGTAAAGAAGACGCTAGCACGGTCATCATAGCCCTAAGGAGATGGAAAAATGCTAAGCAACAATGATATATTTGATGAGTTTTTTGAGCGAGTGAAGTCTAACACTAAAGAAGAAATACTAAGGGAGTATGGCGGCTCAGCTATATACATACCAAGCTACAAAACTACTGCTAGAAATGATGATATGCAAAGAGAGTTTCAAACTCTCATAAGTAATGGCATAAGCAGGCATAAGGCATATAGAAGCCTAAGTTACAAATATGGACTAAGCGTCATGAGAGTTCGCAAGATAGTAGATGTGTGAGCGTCTTTATTTGATCTACTTTAAAATTTTAAAGTAGCTTTAAATGATGATTTTAAGGGCTTTAAAACAATATTTTAAGCGTTAGTTTTATATAATAAAGGATAAAAATGCAAAGGCGAATAATGCTAGAAAAAAGATGTAAGATAGGCTTTAGAGACGCAGACTTTTTAGAGATAAAGTGTAAAAACTGCTCCACTACTTGCAACGTAGCTATGGATAGCATAACAAAGTTTAACTCTTGCCCGGTATGTGGCTGCGCTCCAGGTGTGGAACTACAAAACTATCTAAGAACTATATCAAATATCAAATTTAGCCTAGATAAAGACTTCGATATATCTCTAGTGAGTGTCTGCGATGAAAAATGATGAAAACATAGTAAAATAAACTTGTAAAGAGCTAAATTTGACAATAAAAGCTAAATAAAATATAATCTTTTTATTTTATTTGGAGGTTTTTATGAATTGGGTTATAACAATTGCTATATTAGTAGTTTTGCTTTTTGTTTGGCTATCAAGAGATATAAAGAAAAAAAGGAAAGAATGGACTAAAATATTAGGATATGAGCCTGATGATTCTGAACTTCACACCATAATAAAAATGAGTGGAACATCATCCCAAGAAGAAATTATAGAAACCATAAAAAATGTAAAAAAACCAAGTATATGCACCAGTAGTACAAATATAGAGTGTAAAAATGATGCCATAGAAGCTGAACTTATAGATGATGAGTATCCGCCAGAAACACCAATGGAACTTATAGATTTTTACGAAAGAAGAGAGTTTGATGCTATGCGTTTTGCTTTGCAAAAAGTAGCTTACGAAATGGTTGGAGACAGATATACTCAACAAGAAAAAGACAAATTTAAAAAAATTATGACATTTTTTGCATATAAAGACCCTTTATATAATGATTTGATTAAACGAATTTTACCTATAATCTCTAAAAATGAAGGTATGCTACAAACACAAATTTATCCATACTTTAAAGAATACGATGTTGAAATGCTAAGATATGTGCTTTATTTTGGAAATGAGTTAGATGATATTTATAGAGTTAAAAGTGGGCGTAGCTATAAGTTATATACAAGCAATCCATGTAAGATAAAAGAGACCATACAAATAAATATTGATAAAAATTTAGAAGTTGAAGCGACATTAAATATAGAAACTGGGTTAATACAAAAGAATGACACCGACTATATTTTTGAAGAGATAGAGACGCTATATTTTAAATCGCTAAAAACCTGCATATATAGTGATTTTTTACAATTTGATAAATTTAAAAAAGCACAATATTTTACGATAAAAGATTTGGACATTGATACTGTCAATACGATATATAAAGGGTATTTTATAGACAAAACATATTATAAAGCTTTAGATGCAGAAAAGAGAAAGTATATAAAGCAGTTTGGATATAACTCTTCTTCGCTCTCAAATATAGAAAGACATTATACAAATGTAGCATATAACATAGCATTATACACTTTTCAAAAAACAAATAGTAGCGGTGATTTTTGGTATTTTCAAGTTGGTGATGATAGAAACCCTAATAGTAAAGCCAATAAGAAATACCTAGTTCAGAATGACGCATTTTTTGATATATACTATCCGCCAAACTTTTTCGGCGACAACTCACAAGTCAGGTCTATAACTAAAGATATTTTAGATTTTGATAAAAAAAGATATGGAAAATTTAGAAGTTCGATGAAGCTTTATGTAGAAGATGATTTTAGCTTCAATATAGCAAAATATTTTATAGAGAGTGTTTTTGACAAAAAAGATATAGAAGGCATTATGCAGAAAATAAAAAAATCAGATAGTGAGTTGTATTGAGTATCTACTCAGTAAACTCATCATCAAAAATTTTTTTAGCTTTATCAAATTTGGCTGATTTGATGTAGTTTGCAAGCCAAGAGGAGACCCAAGAGGGAATAGGCTTTTTTTCATCGTGCCAATTAGATACCGAACTATACGCAAGTCCTGTTATATCGCAAAATTCTTGCCTACTTAAACCGATATTTTTAATAGTTTCGTCAAATTCTTGCTTTGTCAAAATTTCTTCCTTTTTTTATTTATTATACACTATTTTACCTAAAGAGTAAATAAAATAATAAAAAGTTTATCGAAAAAGTAAAAAAGCCCTCGACATTTTTAGCAAAAGAGTATATAATTATGCTAAGTTTTTACCTAAAGAGTAAAAACAAATCCAAAAGAAAGCGAGGTGACGAAATGGCAAAGTTAGATTTGATGATTAAAATCGCACTTTTAATCTATATAGTCTCAAAGATAATCCAAAGTTGGGCTTAACTTTGAAAGGGGGCGAAAGCCCTCTTTTATGCCATTTCGTCTTAATATTTTAGCTAAAAGGAGCTTAAAATGAGTGAAGTTTTAGAAGTTTTGCAAGTTGCTATACTTGTATATATGGTGATTTTTTTAACAAAAAAGGAGCCAAAATGCAAAATATAGTTTTGATTAATAGTCAAAAAGTTAGTTTTGAAGTGGTGGGAAACCAAACCTACACCACTTCATTGGCAATAGCCGATGTCTTTGAAAAAAGACACGACAACATTATATCGCAAATCAGAGGACTACCGCAAGATGAATTTACTGCCCTTAATTTTAAGGTGAGTGATTACAAGGATAGCACAGGGCGAATTTTACCAGCATACAACCTCACCCGTGATGGCTTCTCACTTCTTGTTATGGGTTTTACTGGCGAAAGAGCTTATAAATGGAAAGTTGAGTTTATTAAGGCGTTTAACAAGATGGAAACGATGATAAAGGACAATAAAGCAAATCAAGATAGCGATACCCTAACCCTACTAGCTAAAGCAATGACAACTATGCTTAACCAAAACGCTACTATCCTAGAGCTACTAAAAAAACAAAATGAGCCTTTTAAGCTAGTAGATAAGCCTATCTCAAGGATGCATCACAAACGTTTGAGCAATGAAGAGAAGTTTCTCGCCAAAGTGATATCTGTCTTGCAAAAAGAAGAAGGGATCAACAAAACTGAGCTACTACAAAGAGTAGGCAAAGCCAAAGATGATCGCACGGCTAGAAAGTGGCTAGAAAGCTATGATGGGATATACTGGAGAGCAAATCTGATAGATGCTGGAAGATACGTATATAGCTATAGTTTGATAGAGGAGTAAGAGATGCAAAAGATACTAAACCAAAAAGACGATATAAAACTAAGAGATGCACTTGCAGTACTTACTGGCATAAGCCAAACCTCTGTAGTGTTAGGATGTGCAAATGTCAGCGATGTGACTGAATTTGATGGGTGTATAGACAGATGTTTAGAGGATATAAGAGATATCATAGCTAGAAATAATATAACTGATATTTCTTAGCCTACCATTGTTACAACTGTACAACTATGAAAGATAAAGCCCTAAAAAATGGACTTTGATAGTTTTTCATAGTTGTAAAACGGTTGCAAATCACTTTAACACTTTCATTATAAAACCCTCTAGCTCGTTTTTTATGGTATCTATCAGCTGTTTTTTGACTTTACCAGCTTTGTCTATTGGCAGGAACGGTCTAGCTGGGATAATACCATTTTTGCCCCTACCTGTACCGTTAGTTCCAAACTGATGAGCTAATCCGTATTTAAATCCATTTTTGCTCTGTGAGTTATTGCTCACGATTACACCACTATCATTTGCATCTACCGCCCAGTTATCTGCTAAATTGCCATCTCTTCTGAGTATTCTTCTACTGCCACCTACACCGTACTTTTTCAAAAATCCTTTTTTATGTCGTTTTGCATTTTTTGTCATACTGCCTTTTTTGCCACCTCTAATTTCAGAAAAAATGGTAGATGAGCTAAGTGGTTTCCAGCGCTCACCAAGCGGACTAGTTTCTTTCTCAAAGCTATATTCTATCTCATTTCTTATCATCTCCCCTATGGTTCTAAGAGCCGGTTTTACATTTATTTCTAGTTTTGCAAGGTTTTCAAGCTTTTTTTCTATTTTCTCAAAACCTGTTACTTTTATACTCATTTGATAAATTTCCTTTGTTGTGGTATAATGCTAATATTAATCAGATGATTGATGATCGCAATGTAGTAGCCGATAGATACCTATATTTTATAGGGTTGGATCTGTATTGTAGGTGCAACTCCTACCGTCATCTGATTTTTGTATATTTATTAAAATTATCAGCCTTATTTACTTTGCCGGCACTAACCATATAATTTGTAAGCCCAAACTTTTTTAATTTATAATTCAAATCTATGACTACTTTATTTATCTTACTACTATCTTTTTCATCATCAAACCAAAATATAATATTTTTATTTTTAGTATCAATGCTAACTGGCGTATTTTTATCATCTAAAACCTTAACTATCTGCCTTATCTCTTCTATTCGCAAATCTTGACCATATATGCTTTTTCTATCTTCTCTAATATGCAAGATACAATGCTTATCACACGTTATACCCTCTTCTTGTATATCAATTCCTAAACTTTTACTGGCCTTACTTGCTATATTTTTATTTAATTTACCTATAATAAATGCATTTATAGGCGATTTTAAATTCTTTTTTACAAGCAACTCATCTACAGCATTATCAAGCCCACGCTGCCAAACATATAGATCTCTTTGAGGGTTAAAATCCTTAGTTTTAGCTAGGACATTATTAACAAATATCTTTGAAGTAGCACTATCTGCTTTGCTAAATTTACCTATCTTTTGCTCGTAAATTTGCTCTATTTTATTAAATTTACCTGGATTATAAGCAAAGTCTTTTTCAGCTACATTTTTAAGCATAGAGCTATCTGCGAGTGGCGTAAGCCCTTTACGCTCTATTTCGCTTTTAGTAAGGGCTTGCACCTTGCATCTACAGTTCCAGCCATTTGGTGGATAGTTTCTATCCCAAAAAGGATCTGTTTTTGGTAAAATAGTTCCATGAAGCTTTACGTGAGCCGGCCTGGTTCTTTTGTCTAGCACGGCTGTGTATCTGAAATACTCGCCAAAACCCTCTATTTGACTCTCATATCTAGCTTTAGCGTAAGCAGTTCGCATATTTGTGTTGTAGATAGTTTTTAGTCTGCGTGAGCCTACATAGATCTCTTTAGGCTCTGCAGTTTTTGGATTTTGGACTATGGTCTTTCCAAACCAGCCTTTCTTTTGAAGCGTAGGTTTTAAACTATCTTTCCACTCGTTAAATTTCACTCCATTTTTAAATGCGTCTTCCAAACTTGATTTAACATCATTTAAAAGATCAATTCTTGTGATTTTTGCTACTGTAAAAGTGCGTTTGTGAGCATCATGCATAATCTCATCATAGTCAAAGTGTAGCTCACTTTTTTTGTTTTTCAAATGCTCTACAACAGCACTTGGCTCTTGCCAAAACGATATACTACTCTTCATAGCCCACCATCTGCGCATTTGATATGGACCTAAACATCAAATCCTCTAAAGTCTCAAGCGGATAATCATCATAAAGCTCAGCAAACTTCTCAAAAGCTTCTTCGTAAGTGTCACATTTGCTAAGAATGTCATTTAGGGCAAACTCTAGCTCTTTGTCACATTTCGCAAGTTCTATCTCTAAAGCTGGGTCATTTGTGGCTAAGTCAAATTTGTCTATGTTTTTTGACTTGGCTTTTTCGGTTTTAAACGCAAAATAATCACTATGCGTATTGCTCTTAGTAGCAAAGCCATTAGCTCCACGCTCTACTAAAGCCCCATACAAAAGCTGTTTATTTGGTATTTTAACATCTAAATTTGGCGTGTAGCTTTCATCTATATCAAGATTGTAATTCTCTTTGATATAATCATTTGTAGGTTTAAAACCCATTTCATAAAGTATCTTATCTCTGCTAGCTAGTTCATAGTTTGGGTTTTTATCAAACAATTTTGCAATTATATCTATCTCAATGCCATTTACCTCTTTGAAAAACTTTATAGCGCGATTTAATACAAACAAAAGTATCTTCTCATCATTTGCTGCAAGGTCGCTTCTGATCTCATTGTGCACTTCACTGGCTGCGTAGCTTCCTTTACTTTCTATATTGCTTGTTAAATTTGCTCCAAGCATAACCTTACTGATTTGATTGTCGCAATAATCTATTATTTTCTCAAATCCAGCATCCTTGCTTGGTTGAATAAGTTCTATGCTCTCTTCAGGGTTAATGACTGCAGTATCGCCATTTAGCATATCATATACTTGATCTGCCATTTGTTCTATTTCAGCGTCTGTTTTTGCTATAGCCCACGGACTACCAAATTTTTCTAAAAACTCAGCCCAAAAACGCAAGCTTGCGTTTTTTAGTTTGATTGGAAAGTATAGTTTCTTAAACAGTGCATCGCCGTATTTTTTGTTAAAATTTGCTCTATTTAAAGCATAGATTACTTTATACTCAGGTATGCTTATCTCTACTCCACCACCCTTATAAAGAAGCTCACTGTTATTTGAAAATTTAAAATCGCGAAAATCTCTTTGAACCAGTAGAGGATAGATATATTTTTCTTTTTGTTTCCAGTTTACTTCAAAAACGTTAAGCCCGTAAAGATATGTCTCAAGTATTTGCGAAATGATATCTGCATTAAAGTAGCTCTCAAGAGTAGCTTTGATATCATCATCATCGCAAATTATAGCAAGTGCCTTTTTCTCAGTCACCGCCTTCCTACTCACATCGCATTGTGTAAAAGTTAGATCTTTTGTGACTAGCTCTATATCATCATCGCTTATGCTATCTGGCGAGCTTTGAAGTAAGAGATTTAACAGCGTATTGTTCGCCAGTTTAGTCTGCTTTTTGTGCGTATTATCAGAAGCGGTATCTTTTTTGAATTTAAATAGATCTTTAAACATTATTCACTCCAAATTTTATGTTTTACCCTATGGGTTTTTATTCTGTCTCTTTTGATCCCGCCGCGCTTAATAAGAGAGTAAGCTCCAGCAAGTGAGTCTGGTGCATCATCGTGTTTGCCCTCGGGATATTCTATAAGCTGCTCTATAAGTAAACCTGTATCATTTCCAAAGAGTAATTCTTCGTTTTCTATAGGAAGCTCAAGAGTCTCTATACGCTCGCCTTTATTTTTGTGATTATTTACCCCACGAAGTGGTAGATACACGTTTTTATCAAACGCAGATTCAAGTAGCCAAGCTTTTAAGAAGAACTGTCCGCCGTTTGTTTCAATCGCTACCAAACGACACTTAAACTGTATTTGAAGCTCAAGCACAGTCTTAATAATGGCTTTTGCTCCAAGATTTTTTACCACACTTTTTAGGATATAGCATCTTCTTTCGCCTTTATTTGCCCCAAGCACAGTAATTGCGGTAAAGTCACTTTTCTTTCCATTACCCGCAGGATCTACGTACATTACGCGGTAATCAGTACGCGGCTCGCCATGATAGTATTTGATTTTATCAAGAGTGAATTTTTGCTGTTCGCTTAGAGGTGCGTTCATCTGCTCTTTGTTAAACGCTCGCAGGTTTTCAGCTCTCTTTCTCATAAGAGCGTCTATAGGTAGTGCCTCTTTCCATAAAACAACGCTTCCAAAGTCCATTGTTTCTTTTTGCAAATGATAGAACTTTGTAGCTGCTTCTAGTCCCTCTTTTTTGTATATCTCGCAGTATTCATCCCAAAGATCCATTCTATCTGGAAACTGTACTATACTTGCAAAACGTTTTGCATTCCAGTAGCTAAGCTTCAGTTTTCTAGCAAGCACACTATCACTATGTAAAACGGTTCCTATATACACAACAAGTAAGGAGCCATCAACACTTCCAAGATTTAATACAGCTTCATCGATCCAGTCCTGAAGTTTGTCTCTTTGATCTTTGCTTCTGACGTTCGTATCATTCTCGAGGTCGTCGATTATAACAACATCAGGTCTATATGCGCCATAACTCACACCGCGCAGTCTTTTTCCGCTACCAAAAGCTTTTAGCTTTACTCCATTTTTTGTGACAAACTCTCCAACCTTCCAGTTTTTGCTAACACCACAAATCTCAGGAAAATCTGCTTGCAAATTTGGATTGTCTTCAAGTTCAACTTTGACGGCTTCAAGATTGCCCTCAACAAGCTCGACTGCGTCTGAAATTTCAACGATGAATTTTTTAAACCCAAAGGCAATGAGCCAAATAGGAAAAATCTTTGAACTATATGTTGTTTTTGCATGACCTCTTGGCGCTGCGTAGGCATTCTTACTTCCTTTTTGGCTATTTATAAATTTTACAAAATCGCTTGAAAGCTCTTCGTGCAACAAACACTCTCCGCCGATAGTAAAATAATGTGGAAAATATGTCTTTGCAAAATATCCAAAATCTTGCCTAGATCTAGCTTTCCTCTCTTCTTTCTTAGCTGGATCCAACAAAGAGTCTTTTTTGATCTGATCTCTTAGCTCACTTCCAAGATCTTTTAACCACTCTTTGAACTCATTTCTAGTAATAAGTTCAAGCTCGTTTTTGCCCACATTTGGGTAGTTGTTTCTTACATCTTGCTTGAATGCTTCAAGCTCAGCTTTTGAAAAAAGGGACATTACTCTAACTCTTCTATTGCTTTGATGAATTTATCAGTTTCAACAAGCTTTAAAAGCTCATTTAAGCACTCTTTTTCGGCTTTGCTTTGAAAATGAGAGACTACTATAGTCACAACTTTTTTTGCTATAGCAAGCTTGTAGCTAGCTGGATCTTCAAAACTTGCTATTTTTTTCATCTTTGAAAAGCTATCTCCTACCTTGCTGAGTGCAACCGCTTTTTCGCCGGCTTTTAGATCACTCTCTCTGATCTCACGTACAGCAGCATACATCTGCTCAATGAAGTTTTGATATATGTTGTTTCCATCGCTTCTAGCCTCTGCAATTAGTCTTGTAGCTTTGGTCACATCCCATTCTCCGCTTGCTGATTTATAATTTTTTATGGTTTTTTCTGTTTTTCCTAAAATTTCAGCTATTTTGGCTATGGAAAAACCTTTGATATATAATTCGTGTGCTAGCTCACACGTTTGTTTTTTTATCCTAACCATTTATTTCGCTCCAGTCTGTTTTTGTGTTATTTTTTTTGAAAGCTCTTTGCACAATGATAGGTTTTTGGGTATCTTGCCTTTGCTCTTCTGTAGGTAGCTTTTTGTTTGCCATTTTTAGCAGTAGCTCTTCGGCACGTTTTAGCTTATCTTCAAAACTTGCTTTTGGAAAGTTTTGACGTTTTTTGAGCTCAGCTATGGTTAGATCTACGCAGATATCTTTTAGCAGTCTTGTTGGACTTTTCGGAAGTAATACATATGAGGCGATAAAATTAACTGCGTCGCTATTAGCATCTTCAATTACTCTTTCATTCATTGTAAATTTACCTTCTAAATCACTAAGCTCGGTTAGCTCATTTATACTTACTTCAAATATCAAATCTTGCAAAGAAATCAGCTTCATTTCTTACTCCATTTATTAGCGTTTATTTGCGTTTAAAAAGCTTTTAAAATCGTTTAAAGCCTTTTGGTAAGGTCATAAATCATTTTAAAGATAAAACGGCTTTTAAAGCCGTTTTTGGTAAAAAATTATAATTAACCTTCAAAATTTACCTTTTTGATAGCAGTCGGACGAACACAAACTGGAAGTCCTCTACTTTCAGAGATGATGCTATATCCTCTACCATCGCTCAGTTTTTCTGGCTGCGCAGAGAAATAAAGACTTGGCGTTGATCCTAGTGCTTCTATGTGGTTTGCACGAGTATAGAATAGCTCAAACATATCAGGCACATTTGGAACTGCTATGCCAGTATCTCCTGAAAGGAAATCTTTAATTATTCCGTTTGCATTTGTATATTTTGCAACATAAGGCAAGATCTCTACACCGCAAACTTCAATGGCTCTAAGGTTTGAAATTCTTTTATAGATTGCAAGACCAGTTTTAAATAGATTTGCTTTTTCTGCTTTGCTTGCAAGTTTTGCAAAAAGCGAGTTTGAAACAAGCAGTCTATAGTTCGCAGATACTCCTACATCCTCGCTAATAGCATCTTCTATCTCTCCAAGAGTCTCGATAAATGTTTTTGTACTATTAAACTTAATTGGCTCATCTGTTGTGGCAAATTCAAACAAAGCCTTTCCGCTTCCATCAAGTACTTTGCCAAAAAGCGCACCCAAAGCCATAAACTCATATGTAGCATCAAAACTAGCCCTATGTTCAGTCTGAATAGCAGCTATGAGTTTAGCTACGCTTTCGGTTTGATTGTCGATACTATTTAGGGTTTTTAGCTCGTTTACTTCGGCTGCATTTATAGTGCCTTTTAGTGGAAATCTAGGAATACTAGCTTTTATGATAAACACGTCACCACTATCAGTGAGAGTATGTTCTGCATTTTTACTGACACTTTCAAGCACAAGCCCTGAGCCTTTTTTGATTTTGATATCAACGCTATCGCTTAAGCTTGGCGTTTTCTTTGTGAAATAGTTATCCATCATAAAATGTGGAGCTGGTTTGATTTGGCTGATGATTTTTGTCATCGCATCTGTTTTAAATTTTGAAAAAGGCATTTATTATCTCCTGTTTTTACGTACTTTTAATGCAAGAGCAAAGCCCTTGCTAAAGTACCAAATACTAAAGTCCGTCGCTAAGGCGACACCATTTTGTCGTTAATTTTTTATAAAATGATTAAATTTTGTTTGAGTGCTGCGAATTTTGTCTCATCATCACAAGTAGTTTTTACTATTCCGCAAACTAAAACAGAGTAATTTCCGCTTGCGTTCGCTTCTAGTTCGTTAAATACACCTAAAAGCACGTTTTCTTGTATCTCCCAGTTTTCATCTGTAGATTTACCAGGTGCTGTGCTAGCTTCTTTTAGCGCTTTGCAAACTTGACCTTGTTTAATTACGTATTCACCGCTCTTGAAAGTTCCTGAAATGTGAGGTTTGCATACTTTATAGTCTTTACCATTGTTTGTAAAAAGCAAAGTTCCACTAATTATAGGCTCATTAATCTCTACGGTTGCAGATTTTGTAATCACTTCTTTTTTGATTGCATCACTGATGATATGCGGGCGAACACTTACGCCGCTAGTTTCTGTATATGCCATATTATTCTCCTAATGCCATTTTAACAAGGTCTATTTCGCTAGTTGGTTGTTTTTTGTTGGCAAACATATTGTTTGCACCTACATTCGCTAGAGTTGCACCAGACTTCAAAAATTCTTCAAATCCAAGAGGGTCTTTTTTGCAATATGTAAAAGCCCAATCTTTTTGCAATAGCGAAATTTGAGAATTCGCAATTGCAGCTTCTACTTTGCTATTAGCTATTAGCTCGTCTTTCGCTTTGCTGTTTGCAACTAGCTCATCTCTCTCTTTTTTTAGCTTTGATATCTCCTCATCTTTAGTTGCCAAAGACTCTTGATACTCAGTTTCTGTCATTTTTTCTCCTTTAATTTCTTGTTTGTTTGCCACAACCTCTCCTAGTTCGTCAAGAAAAGGTGTATTTGTTAAGCTTGCAGAGTGCAGAGTCGCGCCTTGATAAGCACCTGTTTTTTCACTAGTTGCGCTAAAATTAAATACCGGGCTAATGTATTTGTACTCACCATTTTTGATAAACTCAGTTGCTTTTGTCGTCCATTCTACTGTGCCCATCAAAGAGCCATCATCAGTGATGTAAAGCTCTTTTATCCAGCCACTAGCCGGCGCTACTTGACCACTTAGCGTTTGATGTTCATAGTCGACGACCAGATCAACCTGACGTTTGTCAAAGTTGTTTTTCATCTTTTCTATATCAGCTTTAGTGATCTCAAAGCTTCCGTTTCTATGACCTTGCCAAGAGCCTACAACTGCGAGCTTAATGACGTTTGGAGTATCGCTTTTTAAAGCGAATAAGACACTTGATTTAATCATCTTTTGCCTTTTTTTAAAAATTGCATTTCCTCAGTGGTAAGCTCATCACAAAGATTTGCATGAATCTCTTGCATCCCAACTTTTATTGCCCTTGAAAAAATAGCTAGATATCCATAGTCGCTGATACCCTCAAACTCGCTTTTTAACTCACTGATATTACAACCATAACCAAAAGGCGGCACGTAATCCAAAATAGCTTTGTCGCAGCGTTCTATGAGATCAAAAAGTTCATATTTACTCTTTTGTCTATACTTTGAGTCTTTGTTTGAAGTTTTGGTGATGAAGTAAACTTTAAACGTCGCAGTCTTTTCTACGCGGTTGTCGTATTTCTCACCGCCAAAACCAACTAGAATTTGCGGCACGACGCTAATGCACTTCTCAAAGCTTTCTATATCTTCAAGCTCTCCCATATATGGATCTGTTTGCGTGTCTGATTTTTTACGAATTAAATTTATAATGCCTTCTTCTAATTCTCTAAGCACTATACCTCCTTTTTTTTCGCGCATTTTAAAAGTTTTTCTTGTCAAAATCTAGTAAAAACTTTTTAAAAATATTTTTAAAACTTTTTTCAAAAATATTTTGATTGATTGTGACTTATCAAATGCGTAAAATGCGTTCAATATTTGGAAAAAAGGAGCTGTATGACACACAGAGTTTTTATATTTATAGCTATAGTGTTTAGTGCTTACGTATGTTATGTTTATTTTTTAGTTGAAAATTTAAAAAATGATTTAAACACCCTGCAAAAACAATTAACCATAAAAACATATGAAAACTCTATATGCAGTGCAAATCTTGATAAGCAGAACAAAGCCATAGAGAGCCTAAGAGTAGAAGTAAAACCAAGTGAAGTAGTAAAAGAGAGAATAAAAAGCATAAAAAGCATAGATATAGGGGCGCCCCACAACAGTGGGGCTTTAGAAGAGCGTGGTGAAACTAGTTTTATTAGTGAGCCAAAAAGCATAAAAATAAAGGCAAAACATGAAACGTGCGAAGCTAAGCTTTTTGCTTATGAGCGTCTTTTTGATAGTAGCTTTTAGCGGTTGCTCCGCTAAGAGTGAGACTATAACTGTATATAAAGACGTATTTGTGCCAGTAGCTTGCAACGCTACTATGCCAAAAAAGCCAAAAAATGATGGAAGCTTTGAGTCTAAAAAAGAGCTTATGGGATATTTTTTGGAGTGTGAGAGTTTATTGCTTCAATGCACTTTAAACGCAGAGCAAAGCCCTGCTAAAATGCCAAACACTGAAGTTATAAACCTTGCTACTAGCAAGGAAAAATAAGGATGTATAGATGGAAAAAGTAATTAAAAAACTAAATAACATGAGCATCTATATGAAATTCATAAAAGCTATATTTATGGCTATTTTTAGTTTGCTAGTTTGGAGTATAGCGGGGGTGGTTCTTGGATAATAAAGACTTCGTATTGTATGCGTGGGTGGCTATAGTTGGATTTGTAGGCGGTATCATAGGCGCGAAAGATAGAGATACACACAAAGGCTGTTTGCATATCAGATGTGCAATACTAAAATACATTATTGCTGGGTTTATGTCTATGTATATTTGTTATATTGCCTTTGAGCTTGCGTTTTTTTGGATAGGAAATATGGACGTTGCTATTGCTATAGCGGGGATTGCTGCATTTATGGGAACAAATGCACTTATAACCTTGCAAGAGCTAATTACAAATTTGACAAAAGGCAATAAATATGACAAATCTTAATGAGCTAGGCATAATTAGTGAAGTGAGTGGAGCAAGAGCAAGAGTAGCCATTGGTTCAATGGTTACTGATTTTTTGCCAGTAATTCAAATGGGGGAAAACAGTTTCAAGACGACCTGGGAACCTTTAAGGGTTGGTGAGCAGTGCATAGTTTTGCCTATTCGTGGTGAGTTAAACTCAGGGATAGTGATTCGCGGAGCTGAAACTTTGTCCTACCCTGTTCCAAGCATAGATGAAAACATAGAAATAATAAAGTTTAATGATGGTATGTTCGTAAAATATGACAACTTCAAGCGTGAGCTAGAAATATCAAATTTAAATAGTGTAAGCATAAAAACTACTACAAGCGTAACTATAACCGCCCCTAATGTATTTATAAATGGAAATTTAAAAGTAAGCGGCGATATAACAGACAGCCGTGGCGATCTAACTGGTCACAGCCATAGCGACACCGATGGATATGTGAGTTCGCCAAGATGAGTATTGAAAAACATAAATTTAGTCCGCATAGCCGGACGGATAACTTTAGGTGGGTCAAGGGAGCTAAAGCTCCTTGTCGCAAAGACGGACTTTGTTCGTCTGCGAAGTAAAAAAAGAAAATATATGAAATATCTAATCAGCATTGAAGAAAGCATAAAAGACATCTTACAAACCCCACTAGGAACACGTGTAATGTTGCCTGAATACGGCTCAAGACTATGTGAACTAATAGACAAACGAATAGACGACGAATTTCGTGCAAATCTTAGCTGGTACGTGATAGAAGCCGTAGAAAAATGGGAAAGGCGCGTAAGAGTAGATGAAGTAAGGTTAATAAGCTTAGCAGCTCACAAGCTAAAAATCAAGCTAGTTTTAGTTAGCGGTGAAGAGCTAAGTTTAAATTTGGAGATAGCATAATGGCTATGGATCTCTCAAAACTACCTTATCCTCCTATCATAGAAGAGCTAAGCTTCAAAGAGATTTTAAATAGCGTAAAAAGCCTATTTAAAGAGCGTTTAAATGCTGATCAAATAGAGCTACTTGAGAGCGATGAGTTTAGTGCAGTGCTCGAGACTTTAGCTTACCGTGAAATGCTACTTAGAGCTAGGATAAACGCTAGCATAAAGGCTTGTTTGTTGCCTTATGCATGCGGCGCGGACCTTGATAATGTAGTTGCCATTTATGGTATTGAAAGACTAAAAGGCGAATATCCAAGGGCAAATGTAGAGTTTAGCTTATCAATAGCAAGAGGCACAGATATAACAGTGCCAGCTGGAACTGTTTTAAATGACGGCGATAGCAATAAAGCAATTTTAGCAAAAAGCGTGGTTTTAAAGGCTGGTGGGCTAAAAGCAAATGGGGAGATAGTGCTTCAGACATACACAAAAACAAGTGATAAGAAGTGTGAATACATTGAAACCCCACTTCCATACGTGCTAAAAGCAAAGCAGATCACTAGCTTTAGCGGCGGGGCTGATCCTGAAAGTGATAAAGCATTTAGAGCTAGAGCTGTTTTATCCCTTGATCGCTTTTCAACTGCAGGAGCAGCAAAAGCCTATAAATTTCACTCATTTAGCGCTAGTGCGAAAGTGTATGACGCTAGCATAGCAAACGGTGGAGCTGGAGTGGTAAATATATACCTGCAAAGCGATGATGACTCTGATATTGCCAGTGAAATATCAAGCTACATAAACGCCGATGAAAGAAGACCGCTAACGGACAACGTAGTAGTTACAATGGCAAAGAACATCAAAGTGCTTATTACAGCTGACGTTGAACTAACTGATATGCTAAACCAAAACCTAGTAGATGAGAGCATTAAAAATGGCATAAATAGATTAAAAATCGGTGAAGATCTAAATCTAAGCTATATCTATTCAAGGCTTCATCAAGCCGGAGTTTACAGGGCAACTATCAAAGAGCTAGTAGTAAATGACATAAAACAGACCTTGATAAGCGACGTTCTAGCTGGAACTGATAGTTTCGTAAGTTTTGAATTTGAACTAACCTACAAAGAGGCTATATTATGAAAAAAACAGGGTCACCAGTGAAGCGTGGAGTTGCGGACTTGTTCGTAGCGACATTACGCATAAAGGCTGTACTATGACATTACTTCCTGCACACAAGGATGAGATATATAAAAAGCTTGATGAGTTGTTTGGGTATAGACTTGATGAATTTGACGTGAGTCAAATATCAACAAGTCCAGAGCGTATTCCAAACTCACTTTTACCTCATCTTGCCGCCGCTTTTGATATAGAGACAAATGGGGCTAGCCAAGAGAGCATAAGAAAGCTCATCAAAAACGCCTTCATAATCAAAAAAGGCACAGTTGAAAGCATAAAAGTAGCCCTAAAGAGCTTTTTTGCTGGAGCTAGTATTGAAGAGTGGTTTGAGTATGGCGGAGAGCCGTATTTTTTTCGCGTAAAGGTTCTGCTTGATGGAATGAGCTTTAATAGCTGGGATAGGCTTGAGAGCATTGTAGGCTCGTATAAAAATGTAAGAAGCGTACTTGATAGTATAAAAATAGAGCTTCAAGCGAAACCCGCAGTTCAATTTATAGGAGCAGGATGCGTAGATGGCGAGGGATTATCTGTTTATCCATACCAAACGCCAAGTATTAAGCAAGGTATGAGTCTGTTTATTGGTGCTGGAGTAGAGATTTTTGAAGCTATCAAAATAGAAATAAATATAAAGGAGATGATAGATAATGGCTTATTATAGTATAGTCACAAACGCTGGAAAAACCGCAGTAATTAATGCCTTGGGGCAAAAAAAAATGATAAATTTGACAAATATGAGCGTTGGTGACGGAACTGACCCATTAAGCGCCGTTTGGGAGAGTTTGCCTAGCGAAAAAAGTAAATTTGCCATAAACGCAATATATGTAAATGATGACGTGACACTTGTCGTCGAAGGAGTCATAACCGCCGAAGTAGGAGGATTTGTTATACGCCAAATAGGCGTATATGATGAAGCAGGAGTTCTTTTTGCAGCTGCCCAAGTTCCAGACACGACAAAACCACTTCTAAGCGAAGGTGCTGCAAAAGATATGACCGTTCGCTTCTATATAACGCTTAGTGATACGAGTGTTGTAAATCTAAAGGTAGATAACAGCGTAGTTCTTGCTACAAGAAAATTTGTACTAAAAGAGCTAGAAAAGTATGCTCTTTTAGAGCATACACACGATGAAAGATATGTTTCAAAAGATGATTTTTATAAAAATAGCAAAAAAATAACGATAGAAAATGGTGTTATAGATCTAAATTTAGGGAGATATTTTGTTTTAAACTTAAGTTCCGCGGTTGCGTTTAGTGTAATAAACAAGCCTATGGGCGAAGAGGCTTACGTATATTTTTTAGAACTTATAAACGCAGGGAACTACACAGTTACTTGGCAAAGTGGCGTACAATGGAACAAAGCTCAAGCCCCGAGCTTTGAGGCTAATAAAGTAGATATTGTAGGATTTCTGCAAACCGATAAACTGCGTGGCTTTAGGGTCGGTAAGAACATAGCGAGGTAGCAAAAATGAACATAAAAAATATGCTCTTAGTTATGGCAAATGATAGTTGGATAACTAGTGCGAACACAAGTTGGAGCACTAGTTGGAGCACAAGGTATCTAACGGATTTATACACGGCGTACAGTGCTAGTAGGAATACGCAAAGCTATACCACTGCCTATACTTATATAAGCAAGACTTGGGTAACTAAATGGGCTATTGGTAAATTTACGTGGATATCCGGGGGTGCGCCAACTTACTACATATACACCACCGACAGGGACAGACAAGGAAATTGGATAGTAGATAGCTCTAAGCCGCAAAGCACATGGAACGCCTGGACTTCTCGAACTACAAGCACGGCTAGAACCAGTGCGTACCAAAAGCTTACTAGCTACGTAACTAACTATTACTCTTATAAGAGTTTAGGAAGCAGATATACTAGCCATATAACTAGTAGAGTTACTAGCTGGGAAACAGAATAAAAAAAGGAAAAAAAATGATAGATGAAAGCCTGAGCGATGATACCGCTTTTAACGCGCGAACTGGGGATAAACTAAAAAGAGTAGATCTAAAACACCTCGATGAGTTAGAAAAACTTATAAAAACTCTTAGCCCATTTAGCGTTAGCTATGATGTTAATAGAACGCAAGGGCTAGACTTTTGTGAGCTAAGCTACACAGAAATATTTAAAAACGCTATCTACCTAACTCCACAAAACAGCGAAATAGCCTATAAAATGGCATTTTTGGCTAAGGTTAGCTACCTTGGGGACCTAAAAAGAGATAAGCAGTGTTTGCTAAATAAAATGGCATTTTTTGATAAATACGAAAGCTGTATAGCCAAAAGCGAGATAAGCAGTGTTTGCTTTTTAAGTGGAAGTAACACCCTAAAAAGAACCATAGCCATAGGTGAATTAATGAAATGGGTGCATTATGATACTAATATGTTTATAAAACCACATCCCCTAACAAGTATAAAAGACTTAAATGAGCTTGGAGTGCTTTTAGGGAAAAACAGAGTTTTAAAACCAGAAATATCCGCGTTCGAGCTCCTAAAAAATGCAACACGAGTTTATACTACAAGCTCCTCTGAACTTGGGCTTTACGCTGCTCTTATGGGCAAAGAAGTAGTGGATATAACAAATTTTATAAACGCCGACGAGACAGCGTACGCCCCGCTTTATAGATTTATAAATTATCCCTATAACAAGGATTTAAGCGCACTTATAAGCGTTTTAAGCAGCCCATTAAGCGGAGTGTTTTTTTACAGCGATGATAACTTAGAGGCAAAATTAAAAGAGTATTTTAAAGCTTTAAATGAGCTAAAAGATATAAATAAACCATATTCAAATATGGAATTTAAAAAAAGACTAAAGGAGTTAAAATAATGCAAAGATATTGTAGATTTAAAGACGGAAAATTCCTAAAATACACAGTAGCGCTACCGTTTAGTGATGAGCAAAACAGCTTTAACGAGTTTGCGGATTTTAGTGTGCTAAAAGAAAAAGGATACTATAAGTTTAAAGACGCAAAACCGACGTACGACCCCTACACGCAAAAAGAAGCGTCTGTGGAAATAATTAAGCTAAATGACGATGAATGCACCTTGAAATATACATATGCTAAGCTGAGCGAAGCTGAGCAGATAGCTAAATTTGGACAAGTTGTGGATCTAAACTTCTTAAAAGAAGTAAAGATAAAAGTGCTAAATGAAGCTATGGACGCAGTTTATAAAGCGTATTTAGCCAAATATCCGGAGATAGAGCAACAAAGCTTTACGCAAAAAGCGCAAGAGGCTTTTAAGGTGGTTGCTGATAGCGAAGTAGCACTAAGCGATACCCCATATCTTGCAAATTTAGTAAATAACGATAAAGCAAAAAGAGATGAACTAGCTATAAATGTAAATGCTAAGGTTGTTTATATAACGGCGTTAGAAGCGTTTGGAGTTGCAAAACGTGATGAGATAAAAGCTGCAACTAGCATTGCAAATTTAAATAAAATAAGCACGGAGCTTCCAAATGGCTAATTTTACGGGACTGTTAATCGTCGAAACAGAGCTTAGTGGCTATTTTATTACGCAAAAACAGCTTAAATACATAGATAACAAGCTTATTATTAAAATCCCCAAAGGATTTAAATTTAATGGCGCAACAGTGCCAAAGTGGCTAAATATTTTAATCCCTAAATTTGGCTACAAGTACGATAGAAGCGTTTGCCTCCACGACTATCTATACTTTAGTAAAAAACTAAGCAGAAAAGAGAGCGACAAAATATTTTATGAAGCGATGAGGGCTGAAAAAGTGAATAGAAATCTAGCTTTTGTGATTTACCTTGCAGTTCGAGTTTTTGGCAGAAAGAGTTGGTGCGAAAAATGATATTTTATGTGCCATACAGCGAACAAACTAGCATTCCACCAAAACAAATAGAGATAAATGAGAACCTAAGCGGTGATGAGATACTCTCTTTGATAAATAAGGCTCTAGCTGCTCCAAATGAGAGCATCAAGTCAAATTTAGCTGAGATAGAGAGCTTAAAGTCGCAAATAGAGGGACTATCAGGTGGCGATTTAAATAAAAGATCTATAGTAGACATAATCTATAAATCTTTACTTACAAACAAGCTCATCTCTTTTAACTTTGAAGCGTGGAAAAAGAGTTTTACTACTATAGAGCCTCTTGTTATTTCAAATCAGATCGTAATGACACTCACACAAGGAGGAGACTATGGTCACGCTCTAGCTCAGGTTAAGTTTTGTGACTTAAACGGCACACTTCTTAAAAACGTAGTCACCTCAAAAATAGATGAACAAAACAAATACTATGTAGCAGTATTTGATCTACTTAGAGATGAAGAAAAAATAGCCACTTTTAGGATGCAAGTTACAAATTATTACGACTCAAACTACAAAGTTTGGCACGCTCTATCACTTGCAAATGAAGAGTACTCTACAGCTAGCCACTATCTTCTTGGATCTGTTGGCACAGCTACGCTTACATTTACGCTTGAATTTTTAAAAGAAGGCGAGCGGATAGGAAAAATGACTTTTCTTCCTGGAGTGAGTAGTAGGTACTCAAGCAAGATAGTAGTTCAAAGAGATGGGGTTGACTTGTTTAACAAGTCAGGTCTTTCTTATAGTACGCTTTGCGAGGTGGTCCTTGAGATTCCGCTTGAGGAAATACAAGATCAAATTGATGCAAAATATGCATCTTGTTTACCGGCTGTAGGAGAGTGAAAGGTGTAAGCATTAAGCTTGCGGACTTTAGTACTTACGAACTTTAGCAGAGCCACGCTAAAAGTTCATAAAAATGAAAGGGATTTAAAAATGGCAGCACAATATGGTGTAAATGTAACGATTTCGGCACAGGCGGCTAGGCCTATTACAGTGCAAAGCACTACATATATAGGAATAGCTTCAAACATAAAAGGTCTTGAAAAAGCAAAGATCTATGAAAAAGCTGGATACACTGAAACTGAAGAGTGGCCACTACTTGGTTTTTCAAATGCTAGTGAAGCAAAAGAGTTTGTAGAAGCGCTTTTAAAAGAAAACTCTATCCAGGATAAAAGGCTTCTTGATACTCTTTTATGTATCGAAAATCAAGGCGTGGTGGGCGTAGTAATCCTAAGCTTTTTTGCTGAGAGTGAAGATAGTGATGAAACTCTTGTGAATTGTGCTAAGGCTATAACTGACTTTAAAAAGGCTCAGCATAAAACTAGCTTTAAGCCTGATATTTTAATAGCACCGTATTATAGTCACGAAGCTGGGGTAAAAAGTGCGTTAGAGATAACCGCAACTGCTATGAATATTATAGCAGTAACTGATCTTTTTGCAAATAATGCAGGAGAGGCACTAAATGCTATCAAGACATATTCAAGCCGTAGGCTAATAGCTTGTTGGCCTTATGTTCAAATTCTTAGTTCAAGCGGATATAAGTATGTTCCACAAAGCCCTATCATAGCAGGGATGATAGCAAAGACTGATGGTGAGAGTGAGTATGGCTTTAGTGATAGCTACTCAAATAGAGTTATGCTAGGAGTTACTGGTATGGAACATTTTGTAGAATACGAGCCTGGAATTGACTGTGACGCAGATAGACTTCGCACCGCTCACATCGGCACAGTTATTAGCTATAGCGGCTTTAGAAGCTGGGGTGGGGAAACAACAGACATTGATAGCATCTGGCAAGATATGGCAAGGGTGAGAATATTTGATAGGATAAGCAAAGCTTGCCAAGATGGAGTATTTTTTGCAATCGATAGAAAAGCAAGTGAGCTATACCACGCAAAAAGAAGTGTTGAAGAGCTTTTAAGGGCTTTAGTTGGAGCAAAAGTGCTTTTAGGCTTTGAGCTTAGCTGGAGCGCTAAAAATACTCTAGCAAATATCACAGCTGGTAAGTTCTACCTAGACGTCCGTATGCAAAACAATCCGATCATTAAACAGCTTACACTTGACTTCATATATGTGGATAGCTATGGCGAAAATTTGATTAACGAGTTGAGTAAATAAATTTAGGTTTTAGGTGAGTGTGCTCGCTTTTAGTGAACACACTTTAGCGCGTTCCCAAAGTGCCAAACTTTGGTCGCAAAGTGGGGCTTTGCTCCACTGCGGAGTAAAAAAAAGGAGATAATATGGGGATATTAACAAATCGCTCAGTACCTCAAGTGGTGCAAGAAGCAAACGTATATATCAACGGCAAAGGATATCTTGGAGTTACAAAGAAGCTAAAGCTTCCTGTAATCGAGTTTGAAACCATAGAGAGCAAAGCAGCACTAAGTACAAACTATGGTACAGGCGTACTTAAAGCAACAGATATTGAATTTACTGTCTCAAAAATAGACAAAAATCAGTTTCTAGCAATAGGACTAAACAGCTGGACAAATAGAGTCCCGTTTTTGTTTAAAGCAAGTATTCATCAAAGCGGAAAGGCAAAAGATGTGCCTCTAAGCCTTGCAATAACCGGAGATATAATCAGCTGGGAGATGAGCGATCTTGAAGCTGGAAAAGAGATGGAGATCACTATCAAAATGTCTGCTCACTTCATCGATTTAAATGTAGATAGCGTTCCGATGATACTTAAAGACAGCGAAAATATGATTTGTATAGTTGGCGGCGTGGATTATTTAGCTAATGTTAGATCAAATTTAGGTGAGTAGTTAGGGCTTTAAAGCCCTTTTAAACAGCGTTTAAAATAAATTTAAAGGAAAAATAAAAGATGAAAAACGACATAATTGAAGAGAACAATGAAAAATATACGATAGTTACGTTAAGTGATAAAAAGGAAGTAAAAATCAGACACCCAAAAGGTCGTGATGTGAGATTTATGATGAGTGGTAGTGGGCAAAATGATAGTGATCTGCTATTTAGACTAACGAGCAACCTTACTTGTCTTAGCGAAGAGGAACTTGAAAATATGGAAGCAAAAGACTGTGCTATGGTCTTAAAAGAAGTGAGCAGTTTTTTAGCATAGCCCACAGCACTCAGGGCGTGGCTCTCATAGGTCACGTTCTACACTTTTCATATAGTGAAATCGTGAGTATGGATGTGGGCGAATACAAAGAGTATCTAAAGATAGCAAAAGAGATTTTAGAGACTAAGGCGTAATTTTTTGCGTATCTTCTTGTCTATAAATTTCAAAAGAGTACCTAAAAACAACACTGTTAGCGGGTAAGTGATAGCCATGACAAATAAAGTTATTAAGCTTTTTGAGACTACGTCTTCAAAACTTTTAATTTCATAGTCATAAACGCACCAAGCTATAATCCATGCGGTAATAAAGATAGCCCAGCTATAAAAAGTGTATCTAATAGACATATAGGTATTTATTTTCATGCGGTTATTATACTATAAAAGGAGATTTTTTGCAAAATGAAGTTTTAGGCATTTCAATAGGACTTGCTATAAAAGGCGTAGGCGAAATAGCAAAGATTAATAGCTCTTTTGCAAATTTAAAAAAACAAATTCGAGAGAGCGAGGGTAGCCTAAAAGGTTTTAGCCACGAACTAGCAAAAATAAAAAAGTTTGAGAATATAAAGCTAAAACTAAAGGCAAACGCCGAGGAATTAAAGGCTGATTTCGTGAGTGCGACATCTCTTATAGCAAGAAGCGCAGCCATAGCGCTACCGATAAAAACAGCTATCGACTTTGAAGAGAGTATGGCTGACGTGCGCAAGGTTGTGGATTTTGAGACGAAAGATGAGCTTAAGAAATTTGGCGGTGAGATACTAGCATTAACTAGAGAAATCCCACTAAGCGCTAGTGAGCTAGCTACTATCACAGCAAGTGGTGGTCAGCTAGGAATCGCAAAAGAAAACCTACTTGAATTTACAACTATCGCAGCAAAAATGGGAGTAGCTTTTGATATGGGTGCTGGTGAAGCTGGAGATAGTATGGGAAAAATGATGAATATCTTTGGTATGGATATCAAAGCAGTAAGCTCACTAGGCGATGCGATCAACCACCTAAGCGATAACTCCGCATCAAAAGCAAACGAGATAGTTCAAGTCCTAAAACGCATCGGAGGTACTGCAAAGACTATCGGTCTCACTGCAGTTCAAGCTACGTCTTTAGCCAGTGCATTTATATCTCTTGGAAAGACTCCTGAACTAGCTGCAACAAGTGCTGATACCCTAATGAAAAAGCTAGGGAATATCAAAGAGGATAAAAATATGCAAGAAACCCTTGCTAAACTCGGTATGGATCCTCAATACGTTGCTGCAAATATGGCAAAAACCCCGGAGCAGATGATGCTGATGTTTCTTGAAAAGGTTAAGGGATTAAAAGGACAAGAGCAATTAAAATTACTTACAAACGTGTTCGGCGATGGATTTGCAGGAGATATAGCATTACTTGTAAATGGTTTAGACACATATAAAAAAGCCATTAAAGATGCCGCTGATCCAAAGGCTTATACAGATAGTATGGACAAAGAATTTAAAAATAAAAGCGATACTACTGCAAATGCACTTCAAACTCTAAAAAATGCAGTGAGCGAAATAGCTATAAACTTTGGCTCGGTATTTTTGCCAGCAATTGCAAACGGCAGCAAAGCCATAGCAAGGCTTATATCTTCAGTTGCAAATTTCACGGGACAAATCCCTGGATTAAACAGTATCTTAAGCTTTAGCATAGCTGGATTTTTGATGTTAAAACCAGCTATTGTAAGTGTACGTTTAGCAAGTAATTATTTAGCGACTTCTTGGGTGAGCTTAAGGCAAATCATAGCAGTGTTAAATGTCAAAAAAGGGCTTATGATAGCAAGGCTAAAAAGCCTTAGCTTGTGGCATAAAATAAATGCTACTAGCTCAAATATGCACTCTCTTGCCCTAACTAAGCTTAGTGCTGGTATAAGCTTTTTAAAAAACGCCTTTGTAGGTGCTAGCCTTGGGGCTAAGATATTTAGACTAGCTCTTCTTAGCACGGGGATTGGCGCTCTCATAGTAATAGCAGCAGAGATAATAGCAAACTGGGATAAAGTAAAAGAGTGGTTTTCTAAATTTGGTGAGTGGATGAAAGGTATATTCCAGCCCGTGATTGACTGGTTTGGTGAGAATTTTGGCGGTATGTTTGACTGGATAGGTGAGAAGATATCTTGGATAGTTGATAGTTTTAAAAACGTCGCTGGATTTTTAGGCTTTGGGGAAGCCACATCGCCAAACGGCGCTATGACACCACAAAATACTAGCTCATCTTGGTACAATCCGTCTAGTTGGTTCGGAGCTGATGAACCTACTGTAGGCTCAAATCTCGCACCTGTAGGCGTAGGCAGTTTGGCAAATGGTGGCACAATCAACATCAACCTAAATGGTGGATTTAATATAGCTACAAGCAATGGTAAATTTGACCTTGCAGAGTTTGAAACAGCACTAGTAAGCAGTGTAAAAAGAGCATTAGCAAGGGATGAAAGAAACACACAAAATAGGATGGTAGCAGGATGATTTTAAATTTAGGTGGTTTTTTGTTTGAAACTAGGCACAGCGTGTCTATTGAAATGAGTGGGGCTAGTGGAATTGGCTCAAATGAAAGAATAAATAATAACATAGCTCACTATAGAGCAAATCTTGGAAAAACAAATTTAAATATAGGTGGTAGAACTTTGCCAAATAGTGGCGATGGAAATAAAAAACTAAAAAAACTTTGGCAACTAATGAGAGAGGCTAAACCGCTTTCTTTGGTAGCAGGAGATGGCAAGTACTATGGAAAATTTGTAATACTTGAGCTCAAAGAGACTAGAAGCATATGGACAAGCGACGCTAAGTTTTTAGCTCAAGAATTTACCATAAGTTTGGAGCAAAATTATGACCGATAAAGTCGTAGCAAAAGACGGCGATAGGCTAGATACTATAGTATATAAACATTATGGCAGCTTAGAGTACTTTGAGCAGGTGCTAAGCGTGAATTTTAGTTTGGGCGTGGTTTTAAAGGCTGGGGACGTGGTAATTCTACCTGAATTTACTAAAACCACCCCTAAGCAAAACAAATTATGGTGAAAGGAAATTTTTGCAAAAGGCTTTTTATCCTGTAGATGAAAAGCCGGCGAAAATTTGGAGAAATAAAAAAATATAGAAGGATACTTAGATGAGCTTAGAATATAATATAAAATCGAATGAAGGCTTTAGAGATCGTATCTATAAAGACACTTTGGGCTTTGATACGATCGGATATGGGTTTAAGGTGGACGCCCTAAGCCCAGGTGAACTAGCGCTAAATGGCAACGCAATAGAGCCTATGAGTAAAGAAGTAGCAGATAAAATACTAAAACTCAAACTCGCAAAGCTTACGAATGAAGTATATGACGCCATTCCTTGGCTAAAGGACTCACCAAAGGAAGTGCAAGAAGTGATAATAGAAATGGCTTATCAAATGGGGGTTAGTGGAGTGTTAAAATTTAAAAATACTTTAAATTTTATCAAAGAAAATGACTATAAAAACGCCAGCTCAAATATGATGAAATCTTTGTGGGCAAAGCAAACCCCAAATAGAAGCAAAAAGCTTGCAAACATAATAGAAAGAGCTTAAAATGGTGCTAACTCCAAACTTCAAAGTAGTGGTCAACGATAAAGATATGACCGAGGTAATTAGAGCAAATCTAATCTCTATTAACTATGACGATAAAGAAGGCGAGGAGAGCGATGAAGTGTCAATAACCGTTCATGGTATTTACAACGCTCCAAAATTTGGCGATAAGATAGAGCTATATTTAGGCTACGCTAAACTATATAAATGCGGTTCATTCTCACTTCAAACAGTAGATCGTGATTTTAAGGCTCATACGACTGAGATTAGAGCAACGGCGGTAAATTTTAGCGACACAAAAACAAAAGTCAAAAAGACTAGAAGCTGGGAAAATACAACGCTATTTGGTATAGCTAGGATAATTGCTAAAGAGCAAGGGCTAAGCTTTAAATCAAATGGAGAGGACGTGAGTATAACTTCAAAGCTTCAGCAAGACGTGAGCGATATAGAGTTTATCCACGGTCTTGCATTTGAGTTTGGTTTTTTGGGGTGTGTTAAAAACAGCACCCTAATAATAGGCAAAAAAGCAGATACGAGTGCAGGTGCAAAGTCTTCAGGAATAAGTGGCGGACCTAAATTTGAGCTTGATATGAGTGAGCTCTACTCATTTGAGATTAATGAAGCTTATAGGAATACCTATAAATCAGTAGTAATAGAGTGGCAAGAGAGCTCTAGTGGTGAGATAAAAAGCTTAAGAGCTGGAAGTGGCGAACCGCACTACAAAATGAGAGTAGCTGAGCCAAAAAGTGACTCTGAAGCTTTTAGTAGAGCTGACGCAAAACTAAACGATCTACTAAAAGGCGGAGTAAGCGGTAAATGCTCTTTAGCAGGAAAAAATATCGTGTGTGGCGGAAGTGTAAGCTTTAAAAACACTGGAAGTGATATAGAAGGTAGAGTGTTTGGAATAAAAAGCGTAAGTCACAATCTAAATAGTGCTAGATACACCGTAGAAGTGGAGTTTGAGCGTTAA